AGTAACGATGAACCCGACTGCTGCCGGCGAAGCTCCGGTTGACCGACCTGTTAGGCCTGGCCCAGAAGCGCACAAGCTGACAGACCGCCAGATTGCCGACATGGCGTTTGCAGTGCTGCGAGAGCACAACGACAACCGGCTTTGGCGTGCGCTGACCTACGACAGCGGCCCCTATGACGTGACCACCCCGACCTTGGCGCTATGCCACCTGGCGCGGGTTTTCTTTGCCGCCGGGGTTGCTGCCGCACTGGCGGGCTGCGTGGACATGGTGCAGCCGCCCGACATTGCTGTGGCCGAGGAACTGTGCGCCAAGCGCGGGGGCTATGCGCACGCCCAGCGCTGGGAGCGCGGGACGGTGCTGGACATTAACTGCAAGGACGGCACGCAACTGCAAGTGCGCCTGCCGAAGAAGGCCTAACGTTGCAATTAAGCCGCGCCGTCAGGCGTCGGCTTGAATTGCGTGTTAGGCCCTGTATCCGAAGCGAGGTGAACGTGGACGACAACGAGTTGATTTTGGCCCTGCACGACCTGCTGGAGCGCGTGGAGAAGGAGCGCGGCATCAACGCCGCCGCTGCGCACGACCTGCTGGCAGAAATGGCAGAACTTGCCGCCGAAGAGCGCGGCGCACTCTTCGCCGCGGACCTCGCCGAAGAGTGGGGCGTGTGAGCAAGGTCCTCCAATTCCTCGCCGGCGTGGTGATCTTTCACCTCGCCGTGCGAGTCGTCTTCTACCTCTACGAACTATGGGGTTACGTACCATGAGAAACCGCATGTTCTTCGCCGGTGCGATCTGTCTCTCAGTTGGCATCGGCGCCCGCTTCGTCGGCCCTGATGCGGCCGTCTGGTTCGCGATCATTGGTGCAGCTCTCTTGGTGCTGTCATGAAAGAGCCCGCCACCTTTAAGGCATTCTGGCTCTGCTGGGAACGTCGCCCCACGCTCAAGCGCTTCCGCCTAGACTTCGCCTACGTCGCTGCCTCCTTCGAGGCCATCGGCGCTTTCAATGAGCGCCAGCGCCTCATCGCCGCGGGCTGGATCGAGCCGAAGGCCGTCATTCCTCATCGCCCCTACATGTCCTCGCCCGACCACTCGCCCGAGTACACGACGGGGCTGAGCATCCCGGAGACACCAGCATGAGCAAGCCAGTCGAAACCGTAAAAGATGCGCCCTCGCTTAAACCTGCTCCACCCTCCCTGATCGCAGCAATGCGCTGCTTCGTCGCCAGCAAGCTGGGTGATGAAGTGGAAGTACCTGACGAACTGACCTCATGACCCAGCCCCGCATCCGCCTGCGCTCTGCACCCGTCAAGTCCCCGAAGACCAAGGAGCCTCCCGGCTTCCAGGAGTTCTGGGACGACTGGTCCAAGCGTACGAAATTCGGTGGCCGGCGCGATCACTACGCTGAGGTGTTCGCTGCTGGCTTGGCGACGAAACAAGTTCAGAAAGAAACAACGTGAACACCACACCCCTCTATATCTTCGACCTCGACGGCACGCTTGCGGACTTGAAGCATCGCCGGCACTTCGTGCAGTTCCAAAACGGCTCGCCCGTGCTCGTGAACGGAACGCCGGCAATCTACCGCGGTCCGAACCCGAGTATCGAAGGCGATTATTTTGTTGAGTTCCCCTTCAACAGCAGCGGCTTTTGGAGTTATGACCCCAGCGACATCGAGTTCAAGCCCGACTGGGACGCCTTCCACGCCGCGTGCGTAGATGACACGCCAATCGAAGCGGTCCTCAACGTATTCCACGCAATTCGTGAACGCGCTGATGCTTGGATTTGGAGCGGCCGGATGGACACCGTAGAAGAGCAGACAGTCACCTGGCTCTGGAAGCACGGAGTCATCTGGGCCAACCTCAAGATGCGCCCCGCCGGCGACTACACGCCCGACGACCAGCTCAAGGAGTCGTGGCTCCACGCCCTCTCCCCCAAAGACCGCGCTCGTCTTGTCATGGTCTTCGACGACCGTCAGCGTGTCGTGGATATGTGGCGCCGCAACGGCATCGTCTGTGCCCAGGTGGCGCCGGGAGACTTCTGATGCCCAAGCCCCATGGCTACTACGTCGACCGGATCATCGACGCTTTGGCTCGCAATGGCCCCATGACGGCCACGCAGATCGCCCGGGAGAAGGGTATGAGCCGGGTGCCCACCAGCATGGCCCTCACGCGCATGCGCAAGGCTCCCAAGCGCGCCTACATCTGCGGATGGACCCGCTCCGACCTGGAAGGCGGCAAGGTTCACCTCCGCCCACTCTACGACCTGGGCGACAAGCCGGACGCGCCCAAGCTTACGCCCCGGCCCAAGACAAAGCCGCCCCAGACCCGCCCATCAGGGATCGTGGAGACCGCGATCCAGTCTGCCCCGAACAGCGTGTTCGCTCTCGGGTCTACGCTCTAACTTCGACCACACAAGGAGCCACATGAATCAGGAATACGAGCAGGAGATCGGCAGGCCGCTCTTCCTCCCCTTCTCCCGCACCAAGCAATTCCGCAATTTGCTGCTGATCGTGCTCGGCACCTTCGTCTTCGTCGGTGCCCTGTTCTTCAGCCTCGGCTACATCGTCGCCACTCTCAACTAAAGGACTTCCATCCCGTGAAACCCTCTGACATCACGACCGTATTGCCGGGCCTGCTCGCCGACCGAATGTCCGTCTTCATCTGGGGCAAGACCGGCGCTGGCAAGTCCAGCCTGATCCGCCAATACTGCAAACACCACAAGCTCACCCTCGCCGACGTGCGTGTGGGCCAGCTCGACAGCATCGACATCCGCGGCTTCCCGTGGCCTGACGGCAAGAAGAAGCAGATGGAGTGGTTGCCGGCCGACTTCCTGCCCCGCAAAGGCGACGCGCCAGGCATCCTGTTCCTCGACGAGATGAACCAGGCCGAGCCCGCCGTCTCTGGCGCCTGCTACCAGCTCATCCTCGACCGCCGCATCGGCTCGTACGAGTTCCCCGACAACTGGGGGATCATCGCTGCCGGCAACAACTCCAGCGACCGCGGTGTCACGTACCAGATGCCCGCGCCGCTGGCGAACCGCTTCGAGCACATCGACTACGAGATCGACGTGACGGACTGGCTGGTGCAAGCCGCAGCCGACGACATTCACCCGCACTTCCGCGCGTACATCAAGCTGAAGAATCACGCGCTGCATGTGTTCGACCCGGTCCAGAACCCACGCTGCTTCCCGACACCGCGCTCGTGGTACGCCGCCGACAAGATTTACAAGCGCGACTACTCGCTCAACCACCGCCTGGAGCTGATCAAGGGCGCGGTCGGTGAAGGCGCTGCCGGCGAGTTCTTCGGCTTCGTCCGCGACATCAAGGACATGCCCGACATCGACAGCATCCTGATGGACCCGAAGCGTGCGCAACTGCCCGGCTCGACGCCTGTCACCCACGCCGTGGTCATGACCCTGAGCGACAAGTCCAAGGCCAGCAACTTCGACCGGGTCATGGACTACGTCGAACGCCTCGGCCGCGAAATCCAGGTGGCCTACGTCCGCGCCGCTGTGGCCCGTGACAAGAACATCCTGAACACGGCGCGCTACGCGAAATGGGGCATCGAGAACCAATCAATTCTCGTTTGAGTTTCTATGGGTGAGCTGCACACCCTGCTGTAGTGGATCGAAGACCTGAGCACGTAGGGGCGAGTCCAGCCAAGGCCGGAACGAATCTCCAGCATCTCTTAACAACGGGTGCCGTGACAGCGAGTCGGTAGGCCCACTCCCCAGCACTGTGTAGTTCACCCACCCCTTTCTCTGGAGTCACTTCATGCTGCAAGACAAAGCCATGCTCGCCAACCTGTCGATCTCTCGCTGGACCGCCCAGCGTATCGACAGCAAGGTCACTCGTGAGGTGACCCAAGCTCACAACGCCACGAGCGACAGCGGTGACTTCCGCAAGACCCTCGTGGACCGTGCCCACCTCAAGCAGCTCACAGCCAGTGCCAGCGCCATGCGTGCGTTCCACAACAAGCTCACGCTACCGTGGGACGACAACAGCGACCGCATCCTGCCCTCAGCCCTGTACCAGGAGTACACGACTGGCATGAAGCACATGCGCCTGGCCGACGAGCAGCTCCGCCGCGACTTCGTGGCCCTCTACCCGCAGCTCCTGGCCGCTGCACCGAAGCGCCTGGGCACGCTCTACAGCCTCAAGGACTTCCCGACGATCAGCCAGATCGCCGACAAGTTCGACATCCGCATCAGCCTCAAGCCGATCCCCAGCGCCGACGACTTCCGCGTCAACGTGGGCGACGAGGCCACGGCCATGATCCGTGAGCAGCTCACCGCCGAGAACGACGCCAAATTCCAAGCCGCCATGCGCGAGTGCTATACGCGCGTGCAGGATGTCGTCAGTCACATCAGCACCACGCTGCGCAAGGAAGACCCGCGCATCTTCGACACCCTGGTGACGAACGCGCGCGACCTGGTGGCCTGCCTGCCGGCGCTCAACCTCACCGGCGACCCGCTACTCGAAGAGCTGCGCTTGGAGCTGGACGCCATGCTGCCCAGCCCCACATCACTGCGCACCAGCGCCACTACCCGTACCAAGACCGCCGACGCAGCCGACGCGATCTTGGCGAAGATGAAAGCGTACCAATGAAACGCATCTACGTCCTCCAATCACGCTGGGTGCTGATTGGCGAGGTCGTTCCCTGTAAAGGTGACCTCGTTCAACTCTCTGACGCTTCAGTAATTCGCCGCTGGGGCACAACGAAAGGACTTGGGGAGATCGCACTGAAAGGCCCGACAAAGAACACCGTGCTCGACCCGTGCGGAAACTGCTCATTCCCAATGACCGCAGTTCTCTTCTCAATTCAATGCACAACCCCCTAATTTCCAGCGACGGCGACGGCTGCGACGGCGACGGCGACGGCGACGGCGACGGCGACGGCTACGGCGGCGACAGCGACGGCGGCGGCGGCGACGGCGACGGCGACGGCTACGGCGGCGGCTACGGCTACGGCGGCGACGGCGACGGCGACGGCTACGGCGGCGACAGCGACGGCGGCGGCTACGGCTACGGCGGCGGCGGCGGCGGCGGCGGCGACGGCGGCGACGGCCTAGACATTGGCCTGATCACTTCCGCCTACACCGGCGACATCCGAGAACACGTCATGCTCTTAGTCCTGCAACTACAAATTACAAGACCATGAACAAACAAGCAGAGACCGCGTTCATCCGCGCTCGCACCGCGCTCTACATCGACCAGCCGTTCTACGGCATCCTGGCCTTGCGCCTCGAAGCCCATCAGGACTACTCGGTGGACACGCTGCAAGTCAGCAACACGGCGATCTACTACAACCCGAACTACTTCCTCAGCCTCGACGAAGAGCTGCAAATGTCCGCGGTGTGCCACGAGGTCCAGCACCCGCTGCTCGACCACATCAACCGCTGCGGCCCGCGCGACCCCGACAAGTGGGGCGCGGCCATCGACTACGTCGTCAACGCCAATCTCAAGGCCGACGGCATGAAGCTCAAGGACACCTGGCTCTACAACAAAGCCTTCGAGGGCATGTCGGCGGACCACATCTACACCCTGCTGCCCGACCAGCCGCCTGGCCCGGGGAAGCCCGGCCAACAAGGCGGCGGCTACGGTGCACAGGACACCCTCAAGCCTGGCGACCCGAACGTGATCGAGGTCGAGGCAGCCGAGTGGAAGATCGCCGGCATCCAGGCCGCGATCGAAGCGAAGAAGCAAGGCAAGATGCCCGGCTCCATGATCAGCTTCGTCGAAGAACTGAAGACCGGCAAGCTGAACTGGGCCGAACGCCTGCGCCGCTTCGCCATGCTGCACTCGAAGAACACGACCTCGTGGAACCGCCTTCAGCGCCGCATGCTGCCCTTCGGCTACTGCATGCCCAGCCGCTACAGCCGCTCGATGGGCCTCATTGTCAACAGCATCGACACCAGCGGCAGCGTCGATCAGTTTCAGCTTGACGCCTTCGGCAGCGAGATCAACTCCATCAAACTGATGGCTCGCCCAAAGCAGATGACGAACATCTACTGCGACGCGCGTGTGCAGCGCGTGGACACGTACGACGAGTACCAGGTGCCTGAGTTCAAGATGCCTGGCCGAGGCGGCACTGATTTCCGTCCGCCCTTCGAGTACGTGCGCAAGCACGACCTCAAGCCAGCCTGTTTCATTTACCTCACCGACGGTGAGGGGCCGTTCCCGAAGCAGGCTCCCGACTACCCCGTCATGTGGGTGATGACCACCAACGTGATCGCACCCTTTGGCGAGACCATCAAGCTGGACGTATGAGCTTCACGACCGGACAACTCCAAGAAATCGCACTCGTTCTGGAGAACGAGAGCAAGTTCTACAGGGAGTACGGGACCAAACGACCTCCTGGACGCAACGACACCTACGGCAGACGCCGCGCCATCATCGCGGATTGGTTAGTCACCGCCCGCACCCCATGGGCTATACCGCGAATCAACACATGGCCTCACTGGATCGGCAAACACACTGTCGAAGACCGCGATCAACTCCGCCGCTACTTCGACGACCGCTACAGCATCCCGCAGACCGAGACCAATAAGTACGCGGGCATTCCATCATTGCTGATCGAGGACCCGCCCACCACGAAGGAACCGCCTATGACCTGGAAAGAAGAACTCATTGCGGCACGCGCCGCCGGCGAGACGATCCAACTCTTCCACGACGGCGAATGGCTTGACGAGGGAACTGACAAAGTTGGCACTCTCACGTTCAACAGCCCCGAAGGCGAGAAAGCCTACCGCATCAAGCCGAAGGCCGCGCCGCTCACTTGGCAGGGCGCATTGATGACCGCTCGCGAACGCGGTGCGATCATTCAATTTCACCAAGATGGTAAGTGGAACGACGAAGGAACCAATGGGCTTCGCAAAAAGCTCGGCTTCTCACAGGCCCCGAGCCAATACCGCGTCAAGCCTGGCACCGACCCTCTCGAACCCACCTCCAACATCTCCACTACGGTCAACGAGACCGCTTCTCTCCCCTCCACCCCTGTCAAGGAAGACACCATGTCCAAGCCCATCACCATCACCACCACTACCTTCGTCAACGGCGCCGACATCAGCAAGATGGCCGACGGCGAGGTCTTCGATCTGATCGCCTCGGAAGAGGTCGTCATCGAAGGTCTGAAGAAGATCAAGGCCCAGCCGAAGAAGCTGGTCGCCGAGATCGCCAAGCGCGAGGCCGGCATCGCCGCCCTGGTGGCGTACCTGGACAGCAAGGAAGCCTGATCGTGCCCCGCGTGATCGAGCGCACGGTCTATCGGTTCCACGAGCTGAGTGACAGGGCCAAGGCCCGTGCGCGCGATCACTACCGCGATCACGACCTTCAGCACGAGTGGTGGGACTACACCTATGAGCAGGCCGTCGAAGCTGCTGGCATGCTCGGCATCACTATCTTCACCAAAACCGTCAAACTGGTGAATGGTAAGGACCGCCAAGACCCCCGCATTTATTTCAGCGGCTTCAGCAGCCAGGGCGACGGCGCCTCTTTTGAAGGGCGCTACTCACCCAGACCTGGGTCTGAAGCTGTTGACGAAATCGCCAACGAGTTCGTCACAGACAGCGAGCTTCATCGAATCGCCGAACAACTTGCATTGCTTCAAGTTTCCGCCCGCATCAAGCACGGGCAAAAACTTGGAGCAGACACCAAGCTCGGCGGTTCTGGCTACTGTCATTCAGGAATGATGGAGGTCACCGTCTACTTCGATGTTGACGACACCGACGATCCTGAACCCGAGGACGTTGAGCAACTCACCCAACTCATGCGTGACTTCGCCGACTGGATTTACAGCCAGCTCGAAGCCGAGCACAACTACCTGACTTCCGACGAACACGTCGACGAAGTCCTCACGGACAGCGACCACGAATTTGAAGAGTCGGGTGCGCTGGTCTAAGATCGCACTTCGATCTCACAACTCAAGGCAATCATGATTTCAAGCTGGTCCCACTCAAAGCTCGGTGACTTCGAGAAGTGCAAGTTCCTAGCCTGGCTCAAGCACGACCAGAAGATTCCTGAGCCCGAACGTCCCCTGAAGCCCGGCCAGCTCGAACACGCCAACGACCGCGGCACCCGCATCCACCAGGCGTGCGAGGACTACGTCAACGGCAAGGTGGACGCCCAGATTCCTGAGATGCGGGAATTCGCTCATGAGTTCGATCACCTCCGCCGCCTCCATGCCATGGGCATCGTGAGCCTGGAAGGTGAATGGGCGGTGGACCAGGACTGGGTGCCAACCGACTGGCGCACCGGCTGGCACCGCTCCAAGGTCGATGCCATCGTGCTGCCGAACAACTGGTCTGCCATCGTTATCGACTACAAGTCGGGCAAGCGCTTCGGCAACGAAGTGAAGCACAGCGAGCAGACCCAGCTCTACGCCCTCAACGCCGTGCTGCGCTACCCTGAGATCGAAGAGGTCACCACCGAGCTGTGGTATCTCGACGTGAAGGAGCTGACCACCGCCACCTTCACCCGCGCACAGATTCTTCGCTTCAAGCCGAACTTCGACCGTCGCGGTCGCGCGCTCACTGAGTGCACCGACTTCCCACCCAACCCGAACGTCTACTCGTGCCAGTGGTGCCAGTACGGCCCGTGGAACGGAGGCCAGTGCAAAGTGGGAGTACGGCGGTGAGCGTCTGGGGTGTGACCGGCGTCACGAAGGACTTCTTCAAAGTCCCAAACGACGACAAGTTCATCGAGTATTCCGGCGGTTACGCCAAAGCCTTGCTCATACGTCTTCACAGCAGAGAAGGTCTCACCCCAGGTGAACGACTCTGGCTCGAACTCACCACAGGGCTATTTGATCCTTACGCAGCTTGCCAGAAGCTGATCGACGCATACCAGCTCCAGCGCGTCACCGAGAGGATCACGTCATGAGCGGTAAGCCCATTCTCCACAGCCTTGGTAAGCCGTGCGACTTGTTGGCTCGCCGCCCACGCGCACAGGTAGACCGCCGCCGCAACTGCCGCACCAAGCACTCCGATGAAGTCGTCGGTCACATCAAGTGGTACCTCCAGCAAGGCATGTTCCCTGGCGAAATCGCCATGCACTGCAACGTGCGGCCTGGCTACGTTCACCAAGTGCGCGACGAACTCGTCCGCGCACACATCAAGCCACTCAAGCCATGATCTACAAGCCTTTCAAACACCAACTCGTCAGCCTCAAGCACAACGACAAGACGCCCATCGTCTTCGACATGAGCGACGCCGGCACGGGCAAGACTGGCGTGCGCATCTGGGCCTTCGAGAAGCGCCGCAAGAAGGGCGGCGGCTGCGCCCTCGTCATCGGCATCCGCTCCACGCTGCGTTCTGTGTGGGCCGCAGACTTCAAGAAGTTCGCCCCCACCCTGAAAACCGTCGTCGCCAACGCCGACAACCGCGCCGAGGCGTTCGCCACAAAGGCTGACGCCTACATCACGAACCATGATGCCGTGAACTGGCTCGCCAAGCAGCCGAAGGCGTTCTTCGCCCGCTTCAGCGAAATCATCATGGACGAGAGCGACGCCTTCAAGCACTACAACAGCCAGCGCTCGAAGGCCATCTTCAAGATCGTCAAGCACTTCACCTACCGCGCTGCGATGACCGCGACGCCCAACAGCCGCACGATCGTAGACGTGTGGCACCAGGCCCTGCTGCTCGACGGCGGCGCCCGCCTGGGCAAGCTGTACTTCCCTTTCCGCCAGTCCGTATGCACGCCCGTCCAGGTCGGCCACGGCTCGAAGATGATCGAGTGGCAGGACAAGGACGGCGCCGAAGAAGCCGTGTTCAGCCTGCTCTCGGACATCACGATCCGCCACCGGCTCGACGACTGTGCCGACATCCCTGAGAACCACCAGTACACGCTGAGCTACACGATGTCAGCAGGCCAACGCACAGCGTACGAGAAGATGACAGTCACTCAGCTCTTGGACTTGGGCAAAGCGGGACACATCACCGCCATCAACGCTGCTGCTGTCGCCACGAAGCTGCTCCAAGTTGCCAGCGGTGCGGTCTACTCGTCGCCTGACCAGTACCATGTCATCGACACTGGGCGCTACGAGATGATCCTCGACCTGGTCGAGCAGCGCGTACATCCGCTCGTGCTGTTCATGTGGAAGCACCAGCGCGATCTGCTCGTCGCTGAAGCCGACAAGCGCGGCCTGAAGTACGCAGTCTTCGACGGCGGCACCAGCGACGCTGACCGCCTGGCCTACGTGCAACGCTACCAGAACGGCGAGTTCGACGCCCTGTTCGCTCACCCGAAGACCGTCGGCCACGGACAGACCCTGACCCGTGGCACCTCAACAATCTGGGCCTCACCCACGCACGACACCGCCATGTTCGTGCAGGCGTCATCGCGCCAGCGCCGCATCGGTCAAACGAAGAAGACCGAGACCATCGTCATCCTAGCCGAGGACTGCGAGGCCGACGAGTGGGCCTACGAGAACTGCATGGGTAAGGGCGCGCGCATGGCGAACCTGCTTGGCATGTTCGAGACGCTGACTGCGGGCGCGTACAAGGTGAAGAAGGCTGCGAAGGCGGTGGCAGCGTGATCCCCGCCTTCTTCAATCGCATGAAGTTGCACTTCAAATTGCTCCGCCGTTCTGCTCAAGACCAGGCTGCGCTCGACAAGGTCACCGCCAGGCTCACCGGGAGTTACCCAAAGCAATACCAGCTCGGGTTGCTCGGCCCCGATGGCAAAGAGCTGAAATGTGTTGGGTACAAACGAGCCCTTCTCGGAGAAGTCCTGGCGGGCAATCACTCAGCCTATTTCGGCCCGTTCCTCAAAGAGGTAACAGTCATGGAGGGCACGCTCTTTGCGCCAGTTACTGGGGACCCGATCTCAAAAATTGGCTTAGCCGTAATTCACGTGATTCGACCTGGCAACACCCTCAACTTCAACTACACCGTGAACCTCTGATGAGCTGGCAATCTGTCCTCAAGAAAGTCAACGCACGGATCGCTGACAAGTTTCAGCGCCCCGTGTTTCTCGCCAAGGAGGTGGACTGGTCTCGCCTGGTCGTCATTGACTTTGAAACTTTTTACGACCAGGACTACACACTCTCCAAACTGTCCACCTCCGAATATGTCCGCGACCCGCGCTTCAAGGCTCAGATGATGTACCTGAAGGTCGGCCTGAAGCCCGCCCGCATCGTCCCGCCGAACAAGATCAGAGCCGAACTCCGCAAAATCAACTGGGGCACTCATGGCCTGCTCTGCCACCACACTCAGTTCGACGGTCTCATCCTTTCACACCACTACGGAGTGGTACCGAGTTTCTATTACGACACTCTGTCCATGGCACGAGGTATCCACTCAAACGAGATCGGAGCCGGGCTGGACGAAGTCTCTGTGTACTACGGTGGGCAAGGCAAGCTGCACGACATCCTCGAAACGACGAAAGGCGTTCGAGACTGGTCGCCGACGTTATTCAACCAGGTCTCCACGTACTGCTTGAACGACGGCGACGAAACCCTGCGCGTGTTCCAGGAGATGATCTACGCGCTGCCCAGCGAAGAGATCGACCTCATCGACGTGCTGGTCCGCATGTTCTGCGAACCAATCCTGCGCGTGAATGTGGCGCGCGTCGAGACCGAGCTGGCGCGCGAGCTGGCCGAGCGCGAGAAACTGTTCCTCTCCGTGCTCGACCCGAAGCCGTTCTACGCCGACAAGACCGTGCTCAAGACGAAGATCGAGCGCGCACTCGAAGGCAAGGAGCGCGACATCCTCATTGTCAAGCGCATCGTCGGCAGCACGAACCGCTTCGCCGATCTGCTCATCGCCGAAGGCGTGGACCCGCCCGTCAAGCTGAGCCCGGCCTGGATGAAGAAAGACAAGGCCGCGCGCGAGGCCGACGAGGACGGCAAGTGGGCCTACGCATTCGCGAAGGACGACGTGGAGTTCGTTAACCTGCCTGACGACACCAGACGCTGGACTTCCACGCCCGACGTGGACACCACCGAGGGCATCAAGGAGATGGCTGCGAAGTCCGAGCGTCTGCGCCTGCTCGTGGACACCCGCATCGCCGTCAAAAGCACGACGAACATCACCCGCGCCGAGCGCATGCTGACCTCAGCCAAGCACGGCACCCTGCCCGCCTACTACGCCTACAGCCGCGCCCACACCCACCGGCTGGGTGGCGGCGACAAGCGCAATCTCCAGAACTTGAAGCGCGGCGGCGCCCTCCGTGAAGCCATCGAAGCCCCTGCCGGCCACGAGCTGGCCGTCGGCGACTCAGGCCAGATCGAAGCCCGGGTCAACGCCTGGCTGTGGGGGCAGAACGATCTCTTGGCGGCGTTTCGCGCCAGCGACGCAGGTACTGGTCTCGATCCGTACTGCCTGATGGCCGGGGATCTCTACCACCGCTCCGTCACAAAGGCCGACAAGACCGAGCGGTTCGTAGGTAAGGTATGCGTTCTCGGCCTCGGCTTCCAGATGGGGCCAGCCAAGCTCCAGATCACCCTGGCGAAAGGCGCACTCGGCGGCCCGCCCATCTTCATCACGCTCGAAGAAGCGAAGCGCTGGGTGCAAACCTACCGCCGCAAGAACGACAAGATCGCCAAGGGCTGGGACATCTGCAACGGCATCATCGAAGACATGGCTGCCGGGCGCGAAGGCAGCCACGGCCCGCTGAACTGGGAAAAGGACTGCATCTGGCTACCGAACGGCATGCGGCTGCACTACCCTGACCTGAAGAAGGCCGTCGGCGACCAGGGCTGGGACGAGTGGACCTACGGCTCAACACTGAAGGGCCAGCCCATCCGCAAGAAGATTTACGGTGGCCTACTCTGCGAAAACATCGTGCAGGCCCTGGCCCGCATCATCGTCATGTACCAGATGCTCGACCTGAGCAAGACGATGCGCATGGTGATGACCACGCACGATGAGATGGTGGCTTGCATCAAGAAGACGCAAGCGTCATCTGCCTCAGCCCGCATGCTCAAGCGCATGACCGTGCCCCTGGACTGGTGCAAAGACCTCCCACTGTCCTCTGAGGGCGGGCACGCCTTCAACTACAGCAAGTGAACCATGGCGACGATCTCCCGCGGCGTCTACCCGCCGTGGGTGACCGCCAAAGTCATTGACCACGGGCTGACTGTCCTCATCACCGTTAAGTACGGTGTGTTCGAGCAGTCGTTCGAGGTCCCGCGCGGCGGAACCAACTACGACACCGACCGCATCGCATACCAGCTCTACTTGTCTCTGAAGGACAAACAGGCGCGGCTTGACGCGGTCACCTCCAGGATCACGCAGAAATGAGCAACTTCGAGAAACTCCGGAATCATCCGTTCTTCATGGGCTGCTTTCCTTTCCACGACCGCTACTGCGTCCGCATCAAGACCCCCGGTCAACGTCTTCATTCACGCGTCGTCGCTGGCAACTCGCTCGAAGAAGCTGCTGGCCTGGCGCTACTCACGATACGGGTGACGCAGAAATGACGCCCCTTGAAACCAAACACGCAGTGACGCGCCATCCTGCGTTCCGGTCACTAACCAAGGTCGTCGAACGCGGTCACACCCTCTACACCGTCCGACTGTTTTTCATGGGTAACCCTGCGATCCGCGACCGCACTGTTTTGTGCGTCGATGCGTCGCGTAGCAAGGTCTTCCGTAAAGCCGCCCTCCACATCGTCACTCAGCGAGTCACCCAATGATCGACTTCAAGACCCCCGACCACTTCCTCGCCGTCCTCCAGTGGGCCGTCGCGAACAACTGCGCCAAGCAGCTCACTGAGCGCCTGGACTATCTGGCGAACTACGGCGACGGCAACAACGTCGTCGAACTGTACGCCGACTTCGCGCCGCAGAGCTTCGAGTTCCTGATGAAGAAGCCCGACGGCTCTCGCTGGTTCAACGGCGGGCTGATCTACAGTGGCCCAGGCCAGCCCCTGGACGGCAGCTCCCCTGCCCTCACGGTCAGCCTGGAGAAGACGGGCCACGAACACAAATGGAGCGTGCACACCTGAAAAACTTCTCGCGCCCTCTTGTCTAAGTTCTAACTTAGATTACACTTTCTCGAACAACCCGTCCAAGGAAACACAACGATGGTCGCTGTTACCTCTCCCCCCAAGACCACCGCGCCGGCCAAGTCCGCGCGCCCGGTCGGTGCCCTGATCGACAAGCTCTGGACTCTGCGCGAGTCCCGCCGCAAGCACGAAGCCGAGATCGACGCCCTGAACAAGCAGGCCGCTGAGATCGAAGAAGAGCTGACCGCCAACATGGACGCCGACGGCATCCAGAAGGCCACCGGCCGCTCTGCCTCCCTGTCCTTCTCCTACAGCGTGGCTGCTGATGTCCAGGGCGAAGAAGGCTGGACCGCGTTCTACGCCTTCATCGCCAAGAAGAAGTATTTCCACCTCCTGCACCGCCGTGTGAGTGACGCCGCCTACAAGGAAGTGCTGGCCTCGCTCAACGGCGCAGGCGCTGACTTCGACGTGAAGACGGCGAAGAAGCAAGTCCCGGGCGTCATGCCCTTCCTGAAGCGTCGCGTCAACCTGCGCACGCTGTCCACCTGACCTCTTACCTCGAAGAAAGACCTCGAATGGCAACCAAGAAAGCCCAACCCCTCAACGCCACCGGCGCTGCCTCCACCTCGGTGGCCGTGCGCAAGGCGTCCGCCGGCGGTGTCGTCTCCATCAAGGAGGCCATCGCCGCCCAGATCGCCGCCCTCGGTGACCGCATCGCCCCGCCCGGCGGCAGCAAGATCAAGCTGGGCGCCGGCAAGATGACCATGCCCGACGGCACCGCGACCCCCGGCCCCGTGCCGATGGTGGTGGTGGACTTCGTGGCGCGCAACATGTTCTACGAGAACGACTACGACGCGAACAACATCGAGTCGCCCGTCTGCTTCGCCATCGGCACGAACCCGCTCAAGCTGGTGCCCAGCCCGAACAGCCCGCTGCCGCAAGCCGCGAGCTGCGCCGTCTGCCCGATGAACGTGTTCGGCTCGAAGGGCAAGGGCAAGGCGTGCAAGAACGAGCGCTCGCTGGCTGTGCTGCCGCCCGACGGTGACAGCGACACCCCGCTGTGGCAGCTCAACGTGAGCCCCACCGGCATCCGTGGCTTCGACGGCTTCGTGGCCGGCGTCGCGCGCACCTTCCAGACCGTGCCCGCGGGCGTGATCGTCGAGGTGGGCCTGGACGCCAACGAGACCTACCCGAAGCTGGTGTTCAGCGACCCGCAGCCGAACCCGAACCTGGGCGAGCACTTTGGGCGTCAGGCCGAGGCGCAGGCCATGCTGGCTGTCGAACCCGACGTGTCGGGCTACGGCACCGCGAAGCCGACCGCCAAGGCCGCGCCGAAGCGTCCGCAGGTTCGCCGCTGATCCCGGGGCGCGAGCCCCTCTTCACTGACTGAAACTTCATGGCAGTTCGCCGGTACTACATCAACCAGGCTCTCGTCTCGTACAAGAGCCTGACCTCGACGCTCGACGAACTGACTGAAGAAGAAGTGTTGGCTTGCCTCCGGTTGGAGGCGTCGAGCCAGCGGAGGCAGTCCATCCTGGACCGCCTCATCTCCCGGGCAGTCCGTCTCAACGAGCTGTCTTACAACCGCCAACTCAAGGAAAAATTCCATGGCACGCGCTCCCTCGAAAATCCTCTCCGTGGCCGAAAAGAAGCAGGCTGAAGCCGGCTTGAAGCAGGCCATCAAGCTCGTCGATACCGGCGTCAAGGCCAGCGAGACCGAGGTCGCCACCGCGACCAAGGCTCTCGCTGCCGCCAAGAAGCAGGCCGATGCCCTCGTGGCCACCGCCAGCAAGACCGTTGCCGCCGCCCAGAAGGAAGGCGACAAGCTGGTCTCCGTGGCCCAGAAGGCGCTCGACGCCGCGACGAAGAAGCACACCAAGGTGTTCGACGCCGCCGGCAAGGGCCGCGAAAAGCTGAACGGTCAGCTCGCCACCCTAGCAGCCACGCCCGCCGAGCCGGCGAAGCGCGGCCCCAAGGTCGCGGCTCCCGCCACGGTCTGATCAGCAAGCGTTCTGTGTGCCGCGGTCCCGCCCTCGTGCGGCGGGACCGCTCTCTCTGAAGGGATAAATTTTGAAGCACGTCTCCGTCGATCTTGAAACTCTCGGCACCGTGGCTGACGCGGTGATTCTGTCTATCGGGGCCGTGCGCTTCGACCCGGACACCAACCAGATCGACGACGCGGGCTTCTATCGAAGCATCAGCATCGACTCGAACCTGGACTACAAGCGTCGCATTCAGGAAGACACCCTGATCTGGTGGATGAAGCAGCCTGCCACCGCGCAGAACGTGTTCCACGAGCCCAAGGAAACCCTGGAGACCTCGCTGTGCGACTTCAGTGACTGGCTCGGCGACGACACCGCGTTCATGTGGAGCAACGGGGCCGACTTCGATCTGCCCATGCTGGCCCACGCCTTCACCCAGTGCACGGTGACGATCCCCTGGAAGTTCTGGAACAGCCGCTGCCTGCGCACGCTCAAGAACCTGCCGGCAGCGAAGAACGTGACCGTGCCGCGCCTGGGCACGCACCACAACGCCTTGCAGGACGCGATCTACCAGGCGCAGCTCATCCAGGCAATCTTCTCGGCCATGGCCGGGAAGAGCAAGGTGAAGGCAACGGCATGAGCAGCATCGACGCAACCCTCGCCGAACGCGGTACGCGCTATGGCGTGTACACAAAGCACGCCCAGATCACCCAGGACCTGAAGACCGTGATGCACGGCACCGCGGGCTGGGCCGGGCTCAACGCCCACCAGAAGGAGACCCTGGAGATGATTGCCCACAAGGTGGGCCGCATCCTCAATGGCGACCCGAACTACCACGACTCGTGGCACGACATCGTGGGCTACGCCAAGCTGACAGCCGACGAGCTGCTGCCGAAGCCCGGGTCTGCCGTCGCCCGCCGTGTCAAAGCCTGAAACCGTCTTCATCAACAGCGTCCACGCTCACCTGAAGCGTGAAGCGCTGTACTGGATGAAGAACCACAACGAATACGTCGGCGGTGTGTTCGACTGCTGGTACAGCGGCAAAGCAAAAAACTCGACCGACTTCTGGATCGAATACAAATTCGTCGTGCTACCAAAGCGCGAGACGACACTGGTCGTACCCAACTTGAGCGAACTTCAGCGAGAGTGGGGCACCGATCGGGCCAACGAAGGGCGCAACGTGGCCGTCATTGTCGGCTGCAAAGAAGGCGGTGTATACCTTCCACCTGGCTACTGGGCTCCTTTACCCGCTTCGGAGTTCCGACGGCGGATTCTCACCCGCAAGGCCCTCGCCGCTTTGATCACGGAGAAAGTGTGCTCGACCCTCACGAAATCACCGCTGCTCGAAGTCAGGGCTGGCAGCTCGTCCAGGTCATCGACCTGAAGACCGGCAAGGCTCGCCCCCAGGTCTTGCCCATCACGTTCGCCCCTCCCCTCTCTCGTGCCAGTGACGCCATGAACTTCGTCACCGGCCGAGCCCGCAACAACGACGCGCTCGCTCTCAAGGCACTGCGGTGCGTCATGCAAGGACTGAAGACATGACGATCTCTCAAGGAGACGCGAGTACGCTCATCCGCAGCCGCATCCCATTCAAGTGTGGGAACGTCTACGCGGAAATCAAGAACGGTCTGTACGCCGTATTCAGCTACGGCGAGCACTTCCCGCTGGCGGTCTACCACCCTCGAAAGGGGTGGCACGTGAACATCACAAAGTGGTCGCCGTCCACCTCCATTCAAACGAGCAAGACCGGCGTGCGCGGACTCCCCGACGCAGCCTTCCTCCCCTGCGCCGACATGCTCCAACTGGTTCGCGACGGCTCGCCGGCCCACCAGACCCAGCAGCTTTTGAACCGTGTCACCGCTCGAATCACCCAAGGACTACCGCAATGCGAACCGTCAAGCGCAGTGACCTCGTGACCTGGAAGATGGTCGGCGGCAACGAGGACATCTACCACACCGTCATCGACGGTGACCGCAAGCGCGAGTGGGTCGCCATCGGCTGGATCGACGCCGGGCCGGCAACCGAGCAAGACCGCGCTGAATTTCCAACCGTCATTGAGGATGCATCGTGAGCAAGACCTTCAAGCCCATGCTGGCCTCGCCGGCCGATCTCGACAACCTGAAGTTTCCGATCTACGCCTCGCCCAAGCTCGATGGCATTCGTGCCTCGGTGGTGGGTGGACGACTTCTCAGTCGCACGCTCAAAGAGATTCCGAACCGCCACATCTTCGGCATGTTTGACAGCGGGTACGAAGGGTTTGATGGCGAGCTGATCGTCGGCCCGACCACCAGCCCCACATGCTACCGCGACACCGTCAGTGGAGTGATGTCGTTCACCGGCGTACCTGCCTTCAAGTGGTTTGTCTTCGATCTGTGGAATATCGAGCAGTGCTTCCGCTATCGCAAGAAGATTCTTGAGCAACACGCAGGCGATCCGAAAGCGCACAACCGGATCGAGTTCATGTCTCACATCTCTCTGAACAACCGCGAAGAGCTGGATGCCTACGAGGCCGAGCAAGTCGGCCTCGGGCACGAAGGCATCATGTTGGCCGACCCCAACGCACGCTACAAGTTCGGCCGTGCCACCACCAAGGGCGGCGAGCTGTTGAAGGTCAAGCGCTTCACCGACAGCGAGGCCGTGGTCATCGGCATCGAAGAAGAGATGTTCAACGGCAACGAGGCCGAGACGAATGAGCTGGGCCGCACGAAGCGGTCCACCGCGAAGGCTGGTCTGGTCGGCAAGGGCACGATGGGCGCGCTCATCGTGCGCGATGTGAAGACCGGCGTCGAGTTCAACATCGGCACGGGGTTCACGGCGGCTGACAGAGCTGCGCTCTGGGTGGAGTCGCCCATTGGGCAGACGGTGAAATACAAATTTTTCCCTGTCGGGGTGAAAACTGCTCCGAGACATCCTGTCTTCCTTGGCTTCCGCCCCGCTGGTGCGTGATGGCGACCCGCGCTGAAGCTAACCGTGCTCGGTCAACCCACGGCCAAGCTGTGCGTGGACGAGTCACGCGCTTGTATCGCACATGGCTGCGTATGCACCAGCGGTGCTCAAACCCAAACACAGTCGGCTGGGCTCATTACGGCGGACGCGGAATCCTGGTCTGCGTCGAGTGGTTTGACTTCTACCGCTTTGCCGCTGACATGGGCGACCCACCCTCATCGAAACACACGCTCGACCGCAAGAACAACGACCTGGGCTACAGCCGATACAACTGCCGTTGGGCTACCAAAACCGAGCAGGACAACAACCGCTCAAGCAACCGGCGCTTTACTTTTCAAGGACGCACCATGACTGTTAAACAGTGGGCCGATGAGACCGGCATCAAGTACGCGACCCTGTATCGCCGACTGTGCGTTGCCGGCTGGAACCCCGAAAAAGCTTTGCGCCGCCCGGTGTACCTGGGCCTGCGGCCGGCGGGGGCGTGATGAAGTACAGCGACAACATGACCCCGGAACAGACCGCCCAGCTCCTGGCCGAAGCCAAGGCGCTCGACGACGCCTACGCCAGCGCTGCTGACGGCCCTGCCGAAGCCTACAACCGCGACCTCCTGGCCCTGGTCGTGGCGGCACGCACTGTGACCAACGCCCAGCACTTTGCGAGCCCTGAAGGCAAGAAAGAGGCAATGAGCTATCTGGTCAAGGCCCTCGACCAATTCGAGCCCTGGCTCGATGAACAAACCGACGACCCTCGTGCCAACGGCTGGGTCGATGACAAGGGAAGACCATGAGCCATTCACGCACACCTTGGCTACTCGATGAAGATGGCGACGTCGTCGATGCCGACTGTGTTGTTGTCGTCACCGCTGGGACCACATCCGTCGAAGATGCCAACCGCATCGTCGCCTGCGTCAACGCCTGCAAGGACATCTCCACCGAACACCTTACCCAGTTCCCGAACTGGAAGCTAGCCGTGGGCAACATGGCCCGCCCTGGCGACGTGGCGAACCTGATCCTAAAGCTGGGCGCGTACCGTGAGGCGCTGGCGCAGATCGCCGCGCGCGACCGCGCTCAGGAGCACGAGGACAACTACATGCTGGCGTGCCGGGTAAACGCCGTCATCGGCATCGCCCAGGAAGCCCTCAAGTGATGGACCGCCAACTCATGCGTGAGCTGCGCCGCCAGCAGATCATCCGCACCCGCCTGGAGCTTGCCAAGTTGCGCAACGGGCTCAGCCTGCCGCCACGTGTGCCGGTGACTTACGAGACTCTGGTCGAAATCCAGAAGCAGCTCGAAGAGCACCTGGCTACCCAGCTCCCGGCTGTGGGCGGGCTGAACTGACATGCCCGAGACTCTCGGCCTCGTGGAGGCGGCATCCCTGTGCCGCCTTCACCCCAACACCCTGCGCGAGCAAGCGGCCTCTGGAAAGGCGCCTGGCTTCGCCGCGGGGTTCGTCAACAACACGAAGGAGAGTGAATGATCATCACCAAGTACGCCGGCACGCCTGACGACGTGCTGGAGGCCAAAGCCGAAGAGGCTTCGTATTTCAGTCCGCTGATCTCCGAGCTGCTCTTCCGCTGGCGCAAGGCCGTGGATGCACCGACGACCTTGCACTCGCGCTGTGAGTGCCCAGTCTGTGAAGCCGCCCTGCGCGTCGAACCAGACGAGGGCAATGACCGTTACGAACTGAGGAAGGACCGGGTGTGAAATCCCACAACCCGCTCCACTACCCGTGCCGCTTTTGCGAAGCAGTGCCGGGCAAGTTCTGCACGACCTCTGTTCGGCTCAAGGCTGATTTCCACTCAGTGCGTGTCAAAGCCATGCTCGCCGAACTGCGGCCACAACCAAGAGCCCAGGAGATTTTGATGACGTGCCCTAACTGCGGCTCCCCGGTTAAGACGCACCCTCGAAACGATTGCGTCTTGAACGCCCTCATTGGCATCCTTCACGATCGCGGGAACCTCAGCGAGAAGAAGCTGCATTCCATCCACCGCAAAGCCGACACAGGCGTGCTGTGGGAGGACCTCGGCCCCATCCTCGACCGTCTCGAAGAGGGCTTCTACACACCAGGAGACTGACCATGCCCCGCAAGCCTGCTGACCTCCGCGCCGTGCTCGACGACGCGGACGTGACCCTCGGCGACTGCATCATCGCGTTCGCTGCCGACGAGAACAACCCCTACGTCGTCCTGGCTCGCCAACAGCACAAGCCTGGCGTCCTGGAACTGGGCGAGCCCACCACGATCAGCGAGACGCCCTCTGGGGCCTACGTGCTGGCCTGGCTCTGGGTGCCCAAGCCCGAGCTAATCGACGGCGACTCCATGACCATGCCGCTGGACCTCATCCCCCATGAACAAGCTCAGCCGTGAAGTCCAACGAGCGTTGAGCAGGATCGGCGTGAAGGTCATCCAGCGGCAAGGGAACGGCGGGCACACTAGGCTGACCGTGCGCCTGCCCACCGGCGAGCTGCACACCATCACCATGGCCTGCTCACCCAAGAACGCCGACCACACCATCAACAACGTCGTGCGCGACGTTCGCAATCTCTCCACCAACTGCCTGAAAGGCACCTCCCCATGAAGCTCTACAAGACCACCTTCATCACCGGCGACAACGACCCCAAGGGTGCGTTCCGCAAGGTCTCGACCTGGCAGTCATCGGCCTCGGATGCGTCGAAAGCACGCACGGCGGCGAAGGCTGAAAACAAGGACGCGAAGCCTGCAACGGAAGAGGTGGAGTTCACAACGAACAAGCAGGGTTTGATCGAACTGCTCAACGCTCAAACTTCGTGACATTCTGAGCCGGTTCAGAAGCAGACCGGAAGTCGCGGTTTACCTATGTAGATTGCTCTCTTCTTCTACTCTTCTATTCTTCTACTAACTAACTATTAGTAGGAAAAGAAAAAGAGAAAGAGTATATTGAAATCCTATAGGAGTTTCCCGCGACGATCAGAATGGAAGCCCTCATGCAGACCAACTTTCTCCTGGGCACCCTTCAACTCACCGCAGAAGCGCGCATGACGCTGAAGCGGTTGCCCTACGACCTGGTGGCAAGGCATGCGGTCAACGAGCACGGGATCATCACCTCACGTGAACGGCAAAGAAACGCCGAGAGTATGCTGAGGCATGGCCCCATCATCTCGCGCTACATCGCCGACCCCACCGACCCCAAGACCCGCTTCGTGCGCATCGAGACCGACGCCACCTGGTCAACAACCCTCATCAGCATCGAGTAGCTGTGGAGTACCTTCTCACCCTCATCATCCTTCTTGCCCTGTTCATCTGGGACAAGTTCTTCTACCGCAAGCGGGGAGGCCGGCGCCGGCAGGCGCCTGACCTCATCGGCGACGCCGACCGCGCTCACAGGGAGTAGGCCATGGGCCTCGACGTTCGACCTTACCCAGGCTTTGAATCCTTCACCCTTACCGTGCCTACCCTTGAGTGGGCACGAGGCACCGCCCTCTCCTTGATCGACGACGGCTGTGGCTTCCACATGGAGCCCTACCCCGACGACCACTGGCGCTTCACCGTGGACTCGGAAAACGAAGCTGCTCTGCGGCGACACGCTTCCTAGCCAAGAACAAAGCCACCTCGCGGTGGCTTCCTTCTTTCTTTCTACTAACCGGAATGGGGCGCGGGGAAAGGGCTCAAGCCGCCCGCGCCATGTCCTTCAGCCCGCCTATCGAGCGCAGCCCAGGCACCGCGTTGAGTGCGTTCTGGGCGATGTCGCTCGGGTTGAAGACCGTGGTGGCGATCTGCTCGACCGTCGGCCCCATCACGCTGAGCGGATCGCGCAGCCCGTCGATGCCGAACTGGCCGATGCCACCCAGGCCGGCGCGGCTCACGCCGTGCATCAGGTGGTCGCCCAGGTCCCACGGCTGCATGTAGGCCGGCAGCGAGCCGCCGCCCAGCAGCACACCCTTGACCAGGTCCGCGGCCACCATCGTCGGCACAGCCGCCATGAGCGCGCCAATCGGGCTCATGTTGCCGTGCCCTGCCTCGGTGTAGGCCCGCTTCAGGATCGTGTGGTGGAAGCTGTAGGTGAACTGCTTCAGGTGGAAGAGCACCGCGTAGTGCGGGTCACTCGCCCAGGTCGGGCGCTGGCCTGCCGTCGGCGTCAGCACCGCGCCCTCGACCCAGCGGGTGATGGCGTAGTGGACCTTCTCGGCCTGCTTCGTGGCGTCCTCCAGGGACAGGCCCTTCTCCGCAGCCAGCACGTGCCGGTCGTAGATCAGGTTGCCCTCGGCGTCCAGCGGGATGTCCGAAGCCTTGAGCCCCAGTTCCTTGAGCCAGCGCGTGCTGTGGGTCTTGTCGGGTTCCGCTGCGTGGTGCTGAAGGAAGAGCACCGCAGCCTTCGTGGCCGAGACCCGCATGCTGCGGTCCCATGCCGTCAGGCCGTTCGCCATGAACAGCGCCCGGTTCGCCTTGCGCGCCCAGTCCGTGGTGAACTCGGAGGTGTGGGCCTTGCCCATCTGCTCCAGGAACATGTGGCTGTCCACCGCGCCGACCATCTCGGCGATGTTCTCCCACATCGTCTTCGTGCGCTCCGCCGGCATGTCGCTCGCGGCGTCCTTCCAGCGGGCGTACACGTCGCGCAGGCCCTGCGTGAAAGCCTGGAACGCCATCTTCCCGCCGCCGTCACCGTAGCGTGCAGCGATGCCAATGGTGTCGCCGAACGCAGCGAACAGACTCAGCGGCAGCAGGCGCAGGTTCTGGTAGGCCATAGCCGCGCTGCTGAACTTGCGCCAGGTCGGGCCGATCGTGTGGCCCAGCGAGCCCTCGTGCGCAGCGACTGCCTTGCGCACGTCGTCCATGTGCCGCGCCACGATGGCATCAGCCTCAGCGCCCTTCGTGCCGGCCTTCTTTAGGCTCTCGTACATCTCGCTGGCGATGCGCCCATGCGTGGGCGAGGGCTCGACCTTGCCGGTCTCCGGGTTCAGGGCTGGGTCACCCTTCATGATCAGCAGCGGGCGCAGGAACTTGCCGTGCTCACCGAAGCGGCGGCTGAACTCCACAGCGCGGATGCCCTGGTGCAGGTAGCGAGACATCGCCCCGACCACGTCCTTCTCCAGGAACGGCTCCACGTCCGCGTCGTCGAGCCACTTGAAGCTGCGCTCCTTCTGGCTGGCGAAGAACGGGTCGAGCAGGTCGTCGTCGGCACGGTCGCTGTCCGCGGCCTTGTCGTCCACGCCGTTCTTCTCGACCAGGCGCTCGTACATCATTTCGGCCACTTGCTGCGCCGTGACAGGGTTCGTGCGCCCTTCATTCGCCATGGTCAGGGCAGCACCCATCGCCTTGGCGTACTTCGGCTGCATCAGCATGGCGATGAACTTGTCGCGCCCGCCTTCGCCGACGAGCTGCTCCAGGTCCCACACGCGCGGGTAGTGGTCGTCGCCCAGGTACTCCAGCTTGATCACCGGCTCACCGTGCGGCGACTTCGCCGTGGCGTACTCGTAGTAGCGCTTCGTCAGCGCACGCACACCCTTGACGGCGTCGCGCACCGGGGCGTAGGCGATGCTCTCCAGCGGGGTCTTGAGCTGGAGCTGCTTCGCCACCTCGGCCAGATCGCGCTCGCTCAGCCCCTTCAGGGCCGCATGCAGGTAGTTCGTGTACTGGGCGATCTTCTGCTTGCGTGCGTTCAGGTAGCCCTGGTCGCCGCCCGCAGCCTCTTCGCCCGGGTTTGAGAACATGATCTTGCCCAGCAGCCGGGCCGTGCCGCTGAGGTCTTCGCGGCGCAGCACGTCGTTGCTCGGCGCAATCGCAGCGAAGGTGTTCTGCACCACGGCGTCGAACTTGCGCTTCACGTCCGCGTTCCAGGTCTCGCGGGCCATGATCTCGCCGAGCACGCGCCCGGCGGCGCTGGGCTCAGCCAGCTTGCCGTCGTGCAGGGCGGTCATGATGTCGAGCGCGGTCTCGCTCTCACGCACCATGCCCAACACCTTGCGCAGCATCTTGCGGAACTTAGCAAACAGGGTCGTCGCCGGCTTGTCCACGTCCAGCTCGCCCGCGGCCCAGAACTGGTAGGCGTAGGCGACGCGCTCTTCGGCTGCGTGCGGCGCACCGTCGGCGATAGCCGCCAGGGCATCGGGTTCGTTCGCCAGCCTGTCCTGGAGCCGGGCCAGCATGGCAGGGCTCGACATCACCTTGCTCAACGCCTCACGCGCGCCGGGGTGGTTCTTCAGCACCGTGGCCCAGGCGTCGTGCAGGCCCTCGTGGTACGCCACGGAAAGGACACCTGGGCCAATCACCGTGGACAGTTTGATGAGCCGCTCGGCTTCGAGGTACTCGCCTGCGTTCGGGAAGTCCTTGCTGACCTCGACCATGATCTCGGGGCCGCGGGTCTTCTTCAGGTAGGCGAGGGCTTCGGCCACTTCGGCGTCCGACGAGACCTTGGTCGCTGCCTCGGCGTTGAAGTGGACGTAGTTCGTCGTGATCTTGCTGTCGTCGTAGATGACGTAGTTGGGGTTCTGCGCCCCGTCCTTGGCGCTGGCCTTCATGCGGTGGCCCAGGATGCCAGCGGCCTGGAGGTAGTCGCTGGCCTGCCGGTCGCCCGTGTCGCGGTCGCCCGGAGCGAAGTGGTCCGAGAGCGCGCGGTAGAAGTCTTCGCCGCGTGTACCCAGCACGAACTCATCGCCTTTTCCGAAAGGCCCGGCCAGATCGAGGTCGAACTCCTTGCTGGCTTCCAGCGCCACCTTCTGCATCTCAGCGCTCTGCTTGCTCAGCGGCTTGTCCCAGTTCAGGAGTTGCTCTTGCGGGATGTTGACGCTGACCTCGTAGGTGGGGGCTTTGTCGTTTCGGAACCCGTCTATGCGCTTTGGACGCATCTCGCTTTCCGGCATGGCCTTGATAGCCCTCAACAATTTTTCGTAGCGCTCTGTCCACTTATCGAACTCGGCCTGCGAGATCGTGGACTCGGGCCCATCTTTGAGGTGCTCGTCCAGGGTCCGTTGAACGAAGGCGACGGCTTCTTCTTTGCCCTTGCCGACGGCGATCTTCGCGGCGTCGCTGCTGACTTCAGTCCGCGCGCCGACGGCTTTGATGAACTGAGTATTGATGCGGTCAGCCGCCACGTAGTCGTATTCGGGTTCGACTTTCGCCGTGAACATCCCCTTGTAGTATTTGTTCACGCTCTCAGAAGTGCTGAGGTACGTGCCGGCGCCCTTGAACATGGCGCCCTCGCCCTTGCCAGCGTGAGCGCGCCAGTCGAACTTGCCCTCGTGCCGAATCGGTGAGTCGTGCGTGGCAGGGAATCCTGCCCGGCCCAGCTCGCTGTGGATGCGCGCGGACATGGCATTGAGCTTGCGAGCGGGCCGGGCCGGGCCGCGCATGGCGTTGAGCTTGGGGGCTACGGTCTCTGCCTCAGTCTGCGCGACCTTCAGCGCAGCCGCGCCGTTCACGATCTGCGCCGCCACGCCCCCTGCCGTGTTGTCGGAGTCCACCCCCTCCGCATTCCGCTGCCGGAACCCGCCGGGCATCGTCACGGTGACTGGGATGTCCAGCTTGTGCGCAGCGACCGCGCCAGCGATGTCCACGCCGGTCTGCCCGCCGGTCACGATCTTCGTGATCGGCAGCAGTGCGTGCGCAGCTGCGATGGTGTCGTAGATGTGCTGGTTCACCTTCGCCTGGGTCCAGCCCTTCTTCGTCAGCGTGTAGATGCCGTTGCCGGCCACGTTCAGGGTCGTGGTGCCGAGCGCCCGCATGGCCTTCGCCAGCCGTACACCAGCCTTCGCCGGCTCCACGTCGAGCGGGATGGCGAGGTACTTGCCCTCAGACACCCGGGCCGTGAGCTTCTCGCCCGCCGTGCTGAAGTCGCTGGCGACGGCGACGGTCAGGCCGGCGCTGTCGGCGTTGTGCTTGGTGCGTGGGGCGTAGCCGCTGGACTTGTGCTCGACGACGGTGATGTTCGCGATGGTCGGCGCCGGCTCGGTCTTCGCCTGCGTCCCCACCTCGCCGCGACGCCGCTTGATCTCGTGGTCGATAGCGTCGATAGCTCGCAGTACCCCGGCCGAAAACTCGTCATCCGGCGGCGCTTCCACGCGCGTTGCAAGGATGACTGCGGCATCCGTATCGAGTTCCGGGTTGTACTCAACGCCTGCGTCGTCGTAGCGCAACTGGTTGACGGCCTTCTCCCGGGCGTTCAGCAGCGTGTCTATGCTCGCGGTCTTCAGCGCGCGGCGCCCGTTGGGCGTAGGGCCGAACAGGTCGACCTCTGCGGGCGTCTCAGTCTTCGCCTGCATGGGCTTCGCCGAACGCTTCTGCTGCACCGCAGCAATCTTCGCTTTCCGCGCCACCTCTTCGAGGTGCTGGTCCGCCGCCGCGTCCGCCTGCCGCTTCACTTCCCGGTCAGCCATGACCTTGAGCGGAGCCTTCATCGTCACGCTGGTCAGGGCGTCGTTGCCCAGCAGCGCCCGCGCAGCCACCACCCGCCCAGCCAGGGACAGGTCGTTGTCGTCTGCCAGCAGCAGCGCTCGTGCTACCTTGTCGCGCATGCGCTCCAGGCGCGGGCCGGCAGCGGCCTTGTTCTGCGCCTTGCTGATCAGGACCTTCACGTTCGCCGGGGCCAGGATCAGGGCCAAGGGAGCCGCGTAGTGCAGCCCGCCGGCCGGGAGGCTACCTGTGGTGCTGGGGGGTCGGAAAAGTGCCGCCACGAGGCGCTGGATGCGCTGGAAGGCGCCCTGCGGGTCGGCAGGTACGTCGCTCGTCACCCGCTTGCCCTCAAACAGGCCGTCGAAGCTGTCGAGCTGCCACAGGATCTCCCGCGCCAGGGCCGGCGCGCGGGCCGTGGCGTTCGTCGGGGTCAGTGGGCGGGTCTCGCCTTCTGTCAGCGCCGCGTCAGCGACGGCCTTCGCCATCTGGGCAGCGGTGAAGTCCGTGGGGACGCCGCCTTTTTGGGCCTTGAGGTCCCAGTCGAGCTGGGTGCGGTCTTCGTTGGCGCGACGGGTCTCGACGGTCTCGGGGGCGGTGGGGTACTTGGGCACGCGCAGGGTGTTGCCCTTGGCGTCTTTGCCGCCGACCGTGCGGCGGGCCAGCTCGTCCTTCGTCTCGGCGCGCGGGGCATCCCAGTAGCGGGCGCCGAGCGGGAACTCGGCTGGCGCCACACCGGGCAGATCAGGCTGGCCGCCTTCGGGCATGAGCCGCTGACCGAAGGGCAACTCGTTCGTATCGACCGTCAGCCGCTTCGCTTCCCGGCCCTCGTCCAGCAGCTCGTCGGGGTCAGTGTTCTTGCCCTTCTCGGTCTTGTCCTGGTCGCGGGCGACCTCGTCACTCCGCTTCTTCTCGGCAGCCGCCTCGGACTTGGCGCGGTCCTTGGGCGACATCTTGGCGAGGTTCCCTTCGCTCACCTTGTCCATGGCGACGATTGCCGCGACGTTTCGCTTCGCCTCTTCGTTCAGGTCCGCCTGCTTCATGCCGCCCAGCTTCAGCGACGGCGGGAACCCGCCGTGCTTCTTCGAGCCGAAGCGCTCGATGTCGCCCTCAGCGTTGATCATGAACGGCAGGGCGTCCATGTAGCCGCCCTCAGCCAGCGCGCCGATGCCTTCCATCAGAGCGTTGCGGAACTCCAGGGCGCTTTCCTTCGCGCCCTCGGTGGGGTTGTAGTCGTTGCGGTTGGCGAAGACCCAGGCCACCAGCTCGCTGGCAGGGATCACGGCGATGCCACGCTTCTCGTCGCTCTTCGTGATTGCGGACTTCGAGCGGAAGCGGATCAGGTTCATATCCGCCTGCACCGCAGCGGGCGTCGCGCCGAGCCCCGGGTCCGTGCTCTTGTTGATGTACTGGTTGCCCTTGCGGATCATCGCCAGCACCTCGGCCTGGTTCAGGCGGAGCTGGTCCTTCTCGGCCATCTGCTCGGCGGTGATCAGGAAGCGCTGGCCGAAATAGGCGTTCGCCAGGTCTTCGACAGTGGCGTCGTCCTTCGCCTCGACGCCGATCTTCTTGGCGAGCTTGGCGATCACCTCGGTGCGCTGAGCCTTCAGTTCTTCAAGGCGGGCGTACGCCGGGTTGTCCTGCACCTCGGCGGCGACTTTCACCCGCCCGTGGCTGAGCCTCATGCCCTTCAGCGAGGTCAGTTGTTTCGGAGTGATCTGCTCTGCTTCCTTGATCTTGCGGTTCAGGGTGTTGAGCTGCGTGAGCGTGTCGTCGCCCTCGCCCATCACACCGTCCTGAGCCAGGTACTGGCGCAGCAGCGTCGTGCGCCGGCCAGCGGCCACGCCGCGGTCGTCCATCACGTCCTTGGCGGAGATGCGGCGGATGCGGAAGCTGCCGATGCCGAGCACGGGCTGGGCCTTCGGGTCGTCGTTCTTGATGTCGTTGACGCCCATGTCCTCGCGGACCTGGCGGTGGTGGTACAGGCCGCGCCGGTCTTTCTCGGCCGTCGGGCGCCACGTCGTGCTGTTGATGCGTGCGAACAGGTCGCCGCCCATCATCTCGAACGCGCGCTCTTCCATCGCTTCGAGCGTGTTGAAGCCGGTCGATTCGTCCTTGTCCGTTTCCAGCGAGAGGTGCGGCAATTTGCCGGGCTCCATCTCGCCGGTCTTCTTGTTGCGGGTCTTCTTGCCGCGAACGAACGGGTGCGAGCCTTCGGTGTCGCCAGCAGTCGCCAAGCCGCCACGTTTGAACTTCGTCAGGTAGAGCTTCGCCCCCGGCGCCCGCTCCATGCTCTTCTTCGCGGCGTCGATGTCGAAGTCGTCCATCTCCAGGTCGTCGCCCAGGCCACCCTGGCGGTCACTCTCCTTCGCCGGCCCGGTCGTCTCGCCGCCGTTTTCTTTCGGCGCGGTGTCGGCTTCCTTCTCGATGACCTTGCCGGGGGCCACCATGTCGAGCATCGCCAGCGCAGCCTCAGCGCCGACCTTCGCTGTCAGCTTCGCGTAGGCCGACGGCGGCACCACGACGGGCTCGCCCTTGGCGTCCGTGGCGCCGTAGCTGATCGCCTTGCCGAGCTGCTCGACGTAGTCCACCAGCGCTGCCTTGTAGGCCGTGCTGGTGAAGTCCACGCCGTCCTTGCGCATCTCAAGCTGCTTCGTGGCGGGGATCACAGCGACCATCTGGTCACCCACGGCGGCGCGAGCCACGCGCTGCCCGATCTTCCACGTGCGAATGTCGCCGGCGCCGGCGATGTTCTTCTGGAGCTGCTTGAACAGCGGTGAGGTCTCGACGCCGAGAGCCGTAGCCGCTTGCGCCGCGATGGCCGCAGCCCTCTTGTTGCCGTACAGGCCCACAAGCTGCTGGGCTGCATCCATGACCGTCAGCGGGTCGCGGGCCGTGCCTCGCTTCTCGGCCTGTGCAGCGAAGCCGGCCAGCGAGCGGGCCACGTCCTTCGCAGCGGAGTGCAGCGCCGGGTCCGCGTCCTCGGGCAGCGAGCTGCTCAGGATGTCAGCGGCCAGCCGCACCGTGGCCTTGTCGCTGCCGCCCTGAGCGTTGAGCTTGCGGCCCTTGTAGGCTTCGATGACCTTCTCGTGGTCCGTACCGTCGCCCAGGATGTGCTCGTAGGCAGCATCGCGCTCAGGCGCACCGAACCACGTGGCGTTGTCCGTCGGGTCGAGCTTGCTCAGCGCGTCGAGGTGCTGCTTGGCGGTGGCGTCACCCTTCGCCGCGCGCCCGCCCAGCTCCTTCAGCAGGGCAGCGTGCTGCTCGGTCGTGGCGACTTCCTGGTCAGGGTTGTGCAGCCCTTGCAGGGTCTCGTTCCACTTCTCCGCTGCGTCGTCATCGGTGTACTTCACCGCGCCGCGCTTCAGAGAGTCCGTGAGCTTCTCGCGCTTCGGTGCCCCGGGCATCGTCTTGCCGCCGCTCACGTCGTCGCTGGAGGTGTCGTCCTTCACGCCCAGGCGGGCGTTGACCTTGTCGCCCAGGTGGCTCAGGCCCACGATGGGCGCAGCGCCCATGGCGCCGCCAGCGAAGTCGTTCCAGCGCTCGGCGCTGTCGCCGCTGGTGTCGCGCTCGGGGTTCAGGAGGCCCAGGATGCCGCGCTTGCTCTCGCCTTGCAGGGTCTCGGTGATGCCCTCGCCGGCCAAGCCGATGGCGGCTTTCGCCCCGCCGCCCAGCCCTGCCAGCACCTTCGGGCCGCCGGGCACGATGCGGCTGGCGGCCCAGGCCGGCAGCGCGGTGTCCAGGGCGCCGGCAACCAGGCCGTGGGCCGAGCCCGCCTGGTCGATCTCTTGCGCCGTCTTGCCGGCCATCAGTGCCGGGTCGTCGACCGCCTGGTTGTAGAACTCGCCCTTGTTCTGGCGGTAGTTCAGGTAGCCGCCACCCAGCACGCCACCCGCGCGCAGCGCCTTCGCGCCGCCCTGCGCCAGCGGGTGAGGGATCAGGCCCAGCACACCGGCTGCGGCATTCGCCCCGACGCCGGTAGCCAGCGGCTCCGTCATGCTCGCCGCGCCCTGCCCCATCGTGGCGAGGCCGTAATCGAGGATGCGCCCGGGTTGCCAGTCAAGCTGGGTCACGTCCTGCTCGGTGGGGGCGAAGGTCTTGGCGCGCTGCTGGAGCCCGCCGATGCGCAGGCGCAGTGCGTCGGCTGCAGCAGTGTCGCCCGCAGCGCGGGCAGCAGACTCATCAGTGGCCAGCGCGTTCGCGTCTGCCTGGAGCCGCCCGGTGGTGAAGCCACGGCGGAGCTGGCCCATGCCTGCGGCTTCCGCCTCATCCTCGATCAGGGCCGTGGCCGGGCCACGAAGCCCCTGCTGCACGGGCGAGGGGCCAGAGCCTGGGACCAGGCCCGCGAGTGATTGATCGAGCCCGGGGACGAGGTCGCGCAGGGTCGCCATGAGTTACTTCCTCAGCCGTTCGGCTGCTTCTTTGCGGTGCTTCTCCAGGCGGGCCAGCGCGCGTGCGCTCAGGTCGCCCATGTTCATGGCTTCGTAGCCGTCGCCCGGGTCGAAGAATCGGTCGCCCTTCTCCGCGTCTGGGCTCAGCGCGCCGCGGACGCCGCCGATGGCGCCGCTGATCTTGCCCTTCGCCAGCAGCTCTGCGTTCGGGATGTTGTCCTGGCGGAGCATCGGCTTGTTGCCAGAGATGAAGTTCGGCACAAGGCTCGCCCACCCGCCAGATGTTGGCTTGCTGAACCGGGCCATCAGCTCCTCGTCGCCGAGCGCGTCGTCGAGCAATTGCTGGCGCTTGACGGGGTCGCCTTCCTTGTGGAAGTCGGGGTTGGCCCGCATGAACCGGGCGATGGCCTGCGCTTCGAGCGCCTCGGACATCTTCGGCTGACCGTCCTTGTCCATGTGGTTGAACGCACCCTTCACACCGGCAGCGATCTCCTTGCGTTTGTTCTCGATGAGCCCGTCGCGCTTCTCCGCTTCGCCCTGCATCGTGGCGACAGGCTTCGACAGGGTCTCGGCCAGATCGACGCGCCCTGCAGCAAGTGCTTGTTGCGCCGCCGCTGCCGGGTCGCCGTTCGTGCTCTTCAGGAGGTCGGCGATCTGCGCACGTTGCTGCTGTTGGAACCGGATGGGCGCCATGCCACGCTCGAAGTCCAGCTCGTGCCCACGCATCGCAGCTTGGGTCGTGGCCGCGTTGGTTTCGCGGTGGGTGGCGTTGTTCATCTCGGCCACGCGGAGTTGGTTGTTGTTGCCGGTCTGGGTCGCAGCGATCTGCGCGCGGCCCAGCTCGCCTTGCTGCTGAGTCTGGGCCTGCTGCTGCTTGAGCTGCGCGGCGTCGTAGGGCGACAGATCGCGCGTGTCAGACGACATCGCCGTGCTCTGGCGGTTGTGGCTTTCGCGCAAGGCGCTGGACAGGGTGCCGCCGCCGAAGCCGCTCAGCCCGCCGCCGGGCTGGTTCCCCGCGTAGCTTGCTTCGCGCTCGGCGCGTTCGCCGCGCAGGCGCTGAAGCTCCATCTTGTCCTGGCGGAATCCTTCGCTGGTGTCCACGGTCGAGACTTGCCCGCTACCCCGCAGGGTGCCTGGGGTGATGCTGCCGTCGGCGTTGACCGTAGGAGCCTGGTCACGAATCAGCCCGCCTTGTGCGCGGTACGAGCCATCCTTGCCGGGGATGGCCCCGGCGTCTGAGCCGTCGCTGTAGGTCTTGGTCTTCGCGTCGTAGGTGATCTGACCGCTCGGGGTCGAGGGGCCGCTCGCGGTAGCCGTGGGTGGCGGCGCCGCGTCGCGCCCAGCACCGCGGCGCATAGCCATGTCCGCAGCGTCTGCGGCGGAAGTCTGCGCAGCGGCGCCTGCCGCTGAGGGGGCGGGGGCCGTCGGAGGCTGGTTGTCGCCGACTTCGCTACCGCGTCCGAACACCTCGCCGACTTGGTTGCCAGCGCTGCGGTTGAAGCCGTTACCCGCCAGCGCGTTACCGACCCGATCAGCCAGTCCGAACGTGAGCGTGTTGCCGAGGTCCTGTGCCGTGCCGAGGGCGCGGATGCCCGCGTCTTTCACTGCGTCGAAGCGCAGCCGGCTACCGGCGTCGGCACCCTTACCCGTCCAGTCGCTCGCGCCACGCTCGATGCCTGTGCGTTGTGCGTACGTGTCCGTGTCGGTGCCATAGGAACGAGCAGCCGAGGTGATGGCGGCGATAGGTGCAGCCGCACGTGCCATCGGCCCAGTCAGCGCCCCACCGACAGTTTTGGCTGCACCCTCGCCGACCCGGAGGGCGCCCTTCGCCGCCGCACCCAGATCGGCGTTGAGGATCTGCCCGGGGAGCGCCGCCATCTTGCTGGGCGCCGCAGTTGCGACCTTGCCTGCGGCGGTCGCCCCAGAACGCAGTGCGTCGGCGGTGCGGCGGAACCAGCCGCCAGCCTTCGCCGCTTCGGGTGCTGCGGGGGACACAGGCGCGGTTGGTAGGGCGGCTGTCGCTGTGGGGGCCGCGCGCAGCGAAGCGCGCCGGGCCGCAGCGTCCCGCGCACGTTTGACCTCTTCGGGGAGTTCGGTGACTTCGGGCGTGGGCAGTGCCATGGTGTACCTCTAGCTGAAGGCTTCGATTGTAGGTCGTCAGGTGTAGTTCGGTGCCGCCTTCGAGTCGCTCGTACGCCCCGAGTAGTTGAACTGGGTGTTCGTCGAGTCTGCGCCGCTGACCGAGGCCGACGCGCGGATCGTGCCGTACGCGCTGGCTGCGAGCTGAGCGTTGACCTGCGCCGCCACCTTCGAGGCGTCGGCGACGATGCTCTTCAGGGTGAAGTAGTTGTCGCTCAGCACCTTCGCCTTCTGGAACGCGATGGACTTGTTCGCTTCATACAGCCCGACAAGCGCGCGGTATCCTTCGATGGCGAGCTGGTTCTGCGAGGTGTTCTGCTCGACCTGAGCCTTCGCCACTTCGACTTGCAGCCCCGCAGAGGCGATCTCCGTACGTGCCTGCTCGCCCGCTGCGTTCACTCGGGCGGTGTACGCCTGCACGCGCGAGGCGTAGCCCCTCGCCTTCGCGTCGTACACGTCGGCAGTGGCCCGCGCCAGGTCGCCCTTGGCGCGCAGCCCGGCAGAGTACGCCTCGACGCTGGTGCGGAAGATGTCGGCCAGGGCTTGGTTGCCCTGAATCTGCGCCTTGTAGACCTCAGCGCGCACGGTCTCGGTGTTCACCTCGGTGGCGTACGCCTTGACGCGCTCGCCGTAGGACTCGATGCGCAGCTTGTCCACTTCGACCAGAGTCTGCACGGCGGACAGCTCGCCCTTGTACTGCTCGATCACGGCGGTGCGCGACTCGATCAGCGCCTTGTACTGGTCGATGACGGCTTGGTTCGCTTCGACCTTCGTGCGCTCAGCGGTCACTTCGGCGGTGTACGCCTCGACCTTCGCGCGCTCGGCGTCGATCAGGCCGCGGAATGTTGCGACCGCCGTCGAGTAGCGCTCCAGGTTCGCCTTGTAGGCGTTGACGAGAGTGTTGTAGACATCGACTGCGTTCTGGGCGACGTACTTCGCTGCGTCGAACGTGCGCTGCTCGACTTGGTTGGCGTAGTCGATGAGCTGGCCTTCGAGCGCGACGCCCTGCTCAATGGCGTGCTTGGCGTTGGCTTGTGCCAGCTCGGCCTGCTTGACCATCACGTCGCGGGAGATTTCCGACGACTTGGCGTACATGTTGCGCTGCGCTTCGCGGAGCTGGGCGTGCATCGCGCCCGTCGGCAGTGAGAAGCCTCGGGCTTCGGCGTTGCGGGTCACCTCCGCCATGGCGTTCGCCGCCGTGATGGACTCGCGGTCACGTCCGCGGTCCCAGATCAGCGCTTCGATGGCCGGGTCGAGCCCCGTGCCGCCGTCCAGGCGCGAGCGGATGTTCGCGGTCAGGGAGTCCAGCAGCGCAGAGCCGTAGCGGGCCAGATCAGGCTTGATGAACCCGGTCGGTGCTGCGAGCACCAGCTCGCTGGGGACCGCCAGTGCGTTGGCCCAGTCGCTGTAGTCCTTGACGCCGCCGAATGCACGCACGCCGAAGGAGATGAGCGTCGGCGCCGTGGGCAGAGTCCATGCTTCGGGCGTCGCGGGCAGCGTGATGCTCGACACGTCAGCGGGTGCCAGCGGCGGTGACGGCATCGTGCCGGGCGTGTAGGAGAAGTTCTGATATGCCGGCTCGGTCGGAGGCAGGGCGTAGGTGGTGTCCACACCCGGCGCGATCGGTGCCGCGCCAGTGTCGTCCGAAGGGAAATTCACTGCCGGCGACGTGAGGGTGAGGGCCACAGGCGGCAGTGACGTGGGCGCGAGCGGCCACTGCAAGTCCACGTCCAGGTTCGGCGCGGCGAGGCTGGCGACAACGGAACTGAGGCCAGCGATGAAAGTGTCGGCCTTCGCGGTTGCCGCGTTCGCGTAGTTGCTCGCGCTGGTGAACTGGGACTCGACTCGGTTGTAGGCCATCAGATTCTCCGGTTGGTCGAGGTGTCGGTGTCAAACTCGACCCGGTCGAGGGTGAACGGCTCGTCACCCGTATTGTTGAGCCCGAACTTCAGGTATCCGTCGCGAATGCCGCGCCCGAGGGCGAAGCGCGCGGTGCGCAAAGTGCGCTGCTGCTGCGTGTACTCGTAGACGTTGCCCTGGCTGTCTTCGACCGTGGCGCTGAGCCCTGCCCCGCCCGAGTGGTGGGCGTAGAGGTAGCGCGGGCGCTGGAGCCGGGTGCTCGGTGTCAGGTTCAGCCCGAAGGTCAGAGCTGCCGTGATGGGCGCGTCGTCGTCGGCGTCGCCCTCAGCCTTTTCCACGCCGGTCGCCGTCGCTTGGTAGTCGCCGGCCACGCCGGTGAGCGCGCGGTCGTGCTCGGTCACGGCGAGGGTTTCGAGGTTGAGGACGATGGTGTTCATATCAGCATGGCCTGTCGGGCAGCTCGGTCGTCGATGAACACGAGATTGTAGGAGGGTGGCAACGATTCGTGCAGCGCGTTGGAGGTCTCACCGAGCTGCATCCACTCGTTGAGCAGCGCTGCGAGCGGGACGGTGCCGAGGTCGTTGCCAACGATGATCTCGCAGGAGATGGGGAACGTGCGGTCCACCGTTGGGTTCCCTAGCAAGTCCCACTCCGCCGGGTCGTCCGGCACTTCTGCGGCCCAGTACATCTGCGCGATGAACCCACCTGTGCGCGGGTCGCGGATGTACCAGTCGTTCACCGGCCCAGGGCCCATCCACGGCACCGGACGGTTCAAGCTGTTGGCCCCGAGCATGTTCCCGCGGTACGGGCCTTGGACCGCCCCAAGCAAGACCGTGTCGGTCATCGCGACAGGCCAAGCGAAAGGAAGCCCTGCTTGGACCGATGAGTCTGCCCCCGCGGCCCAGGCGCGCTGATAGACGCCGTCTGCGTATCTCGATGTAGGGAACATCGAGGCCATGCCGCCCGCGCTGACCGTCGAAGAGGCCGGGTGCCGGAAAGCCGGGTTAAATGAGGCGGTGAAAGACCACGACGCGTCTTGCGGCCTGTTCATGTACCAGGGCGCGAGGGCAGTCGCGTCGGGCACGTAGTACGGCAAGGGGGGATCAGTCCACGACCCGTAGATGCCGAGCTGAGGGTAGCCTCCGGGGTGGTAGCGGGACGCGCTCGCAAGGTATTCTGGTGGCGTTACATCGGCGGCGCCCGGGTAGGACAGCTCGTTTATGGCCCCCGGGGCGTTCATCGGCTCTACTGGTAGTGACGCGAACGGCCTCGATACGTATGCCGGAGCTTCGAGCGGTCCCCATAGCGGCTCGGCGTGGCTGGGGAATTTGAGTTTGATGTCCCCCCAGTCGTAAATGGTCGCTCCGTCGGGGCGGATGATCTTGTAACTCTCTGGCAACTCGCCCCAGTGCCAAGTGCACGAAGCGATGAAGTTCGCAGCCCCGGGGATACCTGACGAACCGGCAGCGATAGTGCTCGAAGTCTTGTCCATCCAGTTCGTGCGGACCTTGGCGGAGTACATCGGCCCGACGAGCCGCCGCAGCTTCAAGCTCGCGCTCGTTTCGGCGGCAGGGACAATCGGTTCTGTAAAGACTGAAAACAGTGTGGTGTAGTCGATGCTGCTCGCGTCAACCGACATGTAGTTGCTCTCCGAGGTCATCGACATGTTCGAGTTCGACGCCGAGAAGGTCAGTGTTTCGACTGTCTCTCGCGGCCACACCGCCCCCGTGTACTCGTCTTTGCGGCGGATGAACTCGGTCGGCCGGTACACCGAGCTACAACTCATGGTCTGCGTGATGGTCGTGTACCCGTGCGCAGACTGTGTGAGAAGCGGAGGGATCGGGTCTGACAGCAGGCCGGACGCAGTGCCGCTCATGCTCTTGCTGTAGGTCTCAATACCCGGCACCACGGTGAAAATCGGTTCAGTGGAGCCCGGTGAAATGCTCCCGGTGATTATCGGAAAGCCGTTCGTGACTGGCTTGATGCTCACGGTGTAGCCGCTGCGCCCGCCGACGCCGTTGCTCCCTCCGATGCACGTGATCGTCCTTGTCCCGTCGGGGCTCGTCACATCGGTGAAGGTGGCGCCGAAGTCGTTGCCCCTCGCCTTCACGTCGAGAATCTTCCAGGCCGGGGGAGAGGTGGAGGTCTTCTCCGCGGTGTTGAGAGCACCGAGCTTGTTGCCGGCTGCTGCGATGACGATGCCGCCTGCGGCGTACGCCGTCTCGAATGAGTCGGGCACGAAGTCCACCGCGTAGATGGAGAAGTCCTTCGCCGTGTACTCGGTCGTGTCGGGGGTGCTCGGGGCGTAGGTGCCGAACGGGGCCACCCCGAATGCAGGGATGTCATCGACCAGTTGCCCGCAGAGGCAGAAGTTCACCAGGGCCAGCTCACCGTTCCCATCTACCGCCCCGCTCGCTGACATCAGATACCTGTTCTCTGTCGTCTCGGCGCTCGTGGTGATCGGGAAGGTAGCCCCGAGCCCGTACTCGACAACGCCGCCGAACCACGGCGCTGCGATGCGGAATATCTTGATCGCTTCCGTGTTGAACGGGTCGACACCGAGCGGTTTGTCTTTTGCGATCTGGAGCACCAGCCATTCGGCCTGATCCTCGTCGGTGACGCCGGGCACAGCGGGACGGCCAGGGCGTACCGCCGACTCGCCGCTGAATTTCGAGTGCGAGATGGGGAGCTTGAGGTCGTGCCGGTTCAGCGCCGAACCGGGGGGCGCGTCCTTCATGCAGTCCCTGCGGAACTCGGATTCGTTTCGGACGACGTTCAGCTTGACGAGGATGCCGCCGAAGAACCCTTCGCCGCCGGTCTTGCGGGACTCGGTGAACACCTCGACGGTGATCACGTCGTTCATGGCGTGCATCCTCACGCTGCCGCCGCCGTTGAGCGGAGACTCTCGCCGGTGCTGCGACGCAGGGCTGAGGCGCACCGCGTCGAGGAAGGCGTTGACTTCGCCCTCAGCCTCATTCAGCGCGGCGTCGTGGTCGCCGTTGCCGTAGACGTGAACCTGGACCGGCACCTTGCCGGGCTGCGGCTCGCCGTCCTGCGCGTAGGGGAAGCGGATCATGCCGGTGCGGCGAGGTATTGCATGGCGCCACCGCGCATCCGCACGGTGGCGTGGACCTCGGCCCTCGGTGCGCGATAGCGCTGCGCCGTCAGCGGCATGATCTGCCCCGTGCCGTGAATGAGGTGGATCACGCCGTCCACGAGGCACAGCGAACCCTGGAGGATTCCGCCAGGGCGCACCTTCTCGTTGAGGTAGGCCAGTGGGAACTCGACCGCCGAACCGAGCGTGACGTAGCCGGTGGCGATGGGCTGGTTCTTCAGGTCGCCGAACACTGTGCCGTCGAGCCACTGCACGCCGGCGGTGGTGCCGACGAACACACCGCTGTTCGTACCGTAGATGAGCGTGATGTCGTCGGCGAACTGGATGAAGTCGCGCGTCAGGTCGATCAGCTCGGGCTGGAGCGGGCGCGTAGCCCAGAGCGTCTTGCCGTCAGCGATCAGCACGCGCGACAGCCAGGGGTGCAGCAGCTTGCCGACCGGCGGCGGGGCCAGCCCGGCGCCGACCCACTGCGCGCCAAGCGGCGCACCGCTGTGGGTGAAGCTGTCGGTCCCTGTCGAGCCGGCCAGAAACATCGCCTCGCCGTAGGGTGCGAAGTAGATGTTGATGTCGTGCCCGGCCTTTGTCGGTAGGCCGATGATGGCCTGCGTCGTGTCGATGGGTGGGCCGTAGATCGGCGGGCCTTCGAGGCCGTCGCTCTGCCGCACGTAGGTGATCTGGTAAGGCGTGGAGCCGGGGATGCCTTCGCCGTGATCGACAGGCGGCTGGATGCCCCACTCCGCCGTCTCGGTGGCGGTCGTCAGGCCGTTGATCAGGCCGTTCGAGAACGCCACGCGCCCGTCGGCCAGCGTCGCGTACCAGCAGCGGGTGTAGCCGAGCGAGGGGTACACGGTGCGCAGCAGCGCGCCGGCTGTGTCCAGCAGCACGAGGTCTGAGTCGATCACCGCCAGCAGGCCGAACGGTGCCTCGTAGACTGAGTGCGCCGCGCCAGCGCGCAGAGTCGTCGAACCTTTGCGGCTGCTCAGGTCGCCCGTGCTGCCGATGTCCACGTTCACCGCGGTCAGCAGCTCGCCATCCTTCAGGCGTGTCGGGTCCGCCACGTTGTTGATGCCCAGGAACTGCTTCACGGTGCGAACCTCTCAGCTTGGGCGCGGCCGAACGTCGTGCGGAAGACACCGCTGCGTGTGCGCTGGGCCGAGGCCAGCGCGCTGGCCGCGCCGATGTTGCTGCTCAGCCAGCCGGTCGCTGCGTGCGCCGTGCCGATGCGCACAGAGGGCGAGCCGAACGTCGTGCGCGCGAAGCCGGCGGTCTCGAACGGGCGCAGCGTCGTCGGCGTGCCGAACGCCGTGCTCTTCGTGCCCGATGCCCGGCCGGAGAAGCCGACGTTGGGCGTGCCGAAGTTCGTCGGCACCAGTGCGCCCGTAGCGGCCAACACCATGCGCGAGGTAGGTGCCGGCAGCTCGTTCGGCGGGATGCCGGTGGCGGTCAGGGCGATGGCGCCGGTAACGGAGGCCGTGCCGAAGAACGTCCCGGGCGCCAGCCAAGTGACACGTCCGACTGGTTCGGGGGCGAAGTCTCGGACAGACTCGACCTCGCCGAACACCGTAGTGGGCGCGAGCGAACCTGCCGCCAGGGATTTGTTCGGCGTCTGGAGGGGCGTGCCGAAATTCGTGACGAGCCCGATGGGTGCGGCGTAGTTCAGGATGCCGCCGTAGGCCAGGCCGAACTGCGTAGCCAGCAGTTCCCCCGTCGCGAAGCCCGGCAGCGCTGGCGTGCCGAAGTGCGTGACCTCGCCGATGGTCGTCGCCATCGAGCCGCCGGCTGCGCCTACAGGGCCGAGCGTGCCTGACGTGCCGGCGCGAACAGCGTGGATGTAGTTGATCAGCGCGTGGGTCGTCGGCAGCGGGTGGTGGGCGGCGTACGTCCCCATGTCGATGCCGTCGATCACCGCCCCGGTCCCGAGCGTGTAAGCGTTCGACAGCACCTCGACCCCGGCGTCGAACACCTTCAGCGTCGTGCCGTCTATCTCGATTCGCAGCCGGTGAGTGTTCGTGGCCCCGTACGGGTGAGCGGCCGAGGCGACCGTGGTCGGGCCGAACGTGTCGGTCTGCACCGTGACGTTCGTTCCGCCGTAGTCATACGCGACGCTGACGAACTCGGTGAAGCCGTCGAACGCGAGCGTGACCCCGAGAGGCCCGCGAAACTCTATTTCGACGACGAAGGTGCCTGAGCCCTTTGTGTTGGTGCCGTCGATGACGCTGAAGGTCTGGACCTGTCCCGCGTTGAACGTGTCAAAGACCCACCGCACGCCGTCCGCGGCGCGGATGGCGTGACCGGCCCCGCCGCCGCTGTACGAGTCCGCCCACGCGCTGACGCCGCTGGCTTTCGCCAGCGGTTCAGTGGTCGCGAGGTTCCCGCTGCCCCGGAAGTCTTCCTGGAGGTAGACAGTGGACATTTACTGTCCCTGCTCTCCGCGTTAGATCGCGAAGATTTTGTAGACGCCTGCGTCCCACACCACCTGGATGTCACCGCCGTTCGTCGCCAGCGGGAAGCCGGTGATCACGTCGATGTAAGCCAGCAGCGGGCTCGATCCGGCCAGACCCGTGTCCTTGTAGAGCACCACGGCTTTGGCCGTCGCACCCGCGGTCACGGCAGTGAAGGTGATGTCCGCTGCGTCGAAGACGCCGAGGGTGAGTGTCTTCGTGCCGAGAGTCTGCGGCGTGTTGAGCACGTTCGCAGAGATCGTCGAGAAGAACTCGTCGGTCGCCAGCGTCGGCGAGTACGCGCTGCTGACCAGCGCCGCCTTGATGGTGTCCGACGACCAGTTGATAGCTGCGGAGAGAATCTTCTCCTTGCCTTTGCCGTAGAGAGCGTTCGCCATGATGTTGACCTTTCGGGGGCTGAAGTTGCGCGGCCCTCTGGCCGTCGTGGGATTCTAGGTTAGATCGCACTGCGATCTTCGATAAAGGTGCGCCGCGTTACCCGCTCAAGGATTCGAGTCGCGCGGCGCTGTGGCGGGTTGGGTAACGGCTCCGATCCAATGCCGTATTGCGGCGACACCCGCCACTGGTCAGTGCCGCGAATTTGCTGCGTTGATGTCGAGGATGGCGTTCAGTTGCTCGGAGAGCTGGCTGTAGCCGCTGTAGCAGATGGCGAGGGCGTCCCCGACATCTTGATCGGTGGCAGCGGCTTGGGGCGCACTTGCAGGTTGGGTGGCAGCGGTGGGCACGGTGGGGGCGGGGCCGTCGTTGAGCACGCGCACAGCAGCAGCGCTGAGGCAATCACGGCCAGTCGTGAGGGAGCGGATGCGAACACGGAGGTCTCCTAGTTGAGCCGCCATCGCGGCGGTGTTGTTGGCGTGGGTGAGTGCCACGTCGGCAGCGTTCTGTTCGGCGACCTTGCGGGCGTCGTTCGCTGCCTTCAGGGCGATGGCTTGGTTGCCCTCTTCCCAGCGCATGCCCAGCCAGCCGCCAAGCGCGAGCGAGACAGCAGCGGAGGCCAGGGCGGCGTAGACGGCGATCATGTGATCTCCAGCGTGATGGTCTCGCCGCACTTGATGGCGTTGTCCAGCTTCGCGAAGAGCTTGTCGAACGCCACCACGCTCTGACCGATCCAGTCGATGCCCTTGACCCGCCCGACTAGGATGCACCCTTCGGTGTCCTTGGCGGAGTTGCCTGGGTGGATGCGCACGCCGGTGAAGTTCTTCACGTCGATCAGCAACGGCAGGATGCGCTTGAACCTTGGGCTGCGGGTCAGCTCCACGGCGTACGTGCCCGGGTCGATGGCTGTCTCACCGTAGACCTTCACCCCGTTGTTGCGCACCATGTCTTCGAGCGTGTAGCACTCGAAGACGCCATCCACGCTCAGCTCCCCGATGGTGCTGTTGAGCGTGTACGCAGTGCGCCGCAGGGTGAGCTTCACGCCTCGTCCTTCTTCTGGCTGACCAGCCGGCCTGCCATGACCATGAGGCCGAGGACGGCGGGGATCGCGGGGGCCGGGATGTGCAGGAGTGCGGCGATGGCGGTTTGGCCCTCGATGGGGATGAGCCCCCAGGCCACGATGACTGCGGCGAACCACATGCTCAGCCAGGTCCACGCTTTCTTCCAGTCAGGTACGAGTTTCATCGCCGGCCTCCGTTGCCGTTGTTGCTGTTGCTGCGGAGGTCGTCAATGCCGCGACGAACCTCCTTGATGTCGTTCTTGATCTCGTTCAGGCTGTCGCCAGTACGCTTTTTCTCTGCCTCAGCTTCGCGCTCAAACATGGCGCTCCGCGTCTCCTGCACGGTCACCCGCTTCTCGATGTTCAGGTAGGCTCCGCCGCCGACAGCGAGGAAGGCGATGAACGACAGGACGTGCCCGAGATTGATCGTCGGATCGAACACGATCCTTCGCCGGGTGTGCGGCGCAATGTCGAGCGGTGCGTTGTCTGTGTTGGACAAGTCGTTCTCCAGTCTATGTTCGAGCTTCGATTTCAGATGTCTTTGACGGTGACCAGGAAGTCGCCCTCGCGCTTCAGCGCAGGGGCTGACGAGCTGGTCAGCGTCACGGTGATCTTGTAGCGGGTGCCTGGAGTGCCGCCGCCCAAGACGATCTTCAC